TCACAAAGTCAAAAGTTGAATCTTCGTGAGAGAATAGGTTAACGATTTTTAATGATACTGGATACCACATAGCTTTTACAATTTATTAATAAGTTAATAATTTCAACATACTGATTGATGAATAGGTCTATCAAATCAAGATGAGATAATGAATCAGGACATAGTCCAATAACGTGTAATATTTCGTGCATCAAATTTGTTTTAAATATTTTACACCAACTGAATTATCCTCAATGTGCTTCATCTCACAAAATGTTTCGAAAGCACTATCAATACCTTGACGGTTAAATGATACGGAGGTGGCTTTCTCAATTAAACCGTTGTTATCGATCGGTACAGCTGAGTCTTTATTGAAAGTCACATCAATACCTAGAGAAGCAAATTTTTCCTTATTTACATTCTTCAATTCAGCTTCCTCTCCTTCAAATATGAATCGGATATTGTCATCTGAGTTTTTATATTGTTTTTCAGCTGCCTTGATCGCTTTTTCATCAGTTATATCAAGTTTTAGCTTGATATACTGCTTAAACTTCGATTGAATGAAATCAAAAGAACCGTCACCATATAAATGAACAAAACCTTTATCATTATCCTCTCCATAATTAGAAGTATGTGATGATCCAATATAATGAATGTTCTTACTCAACTGACTTCTATTATGAAAATGACCCACTGCTACGAAATCGAAGGGTTTAAACAAACCTACTTTAAGATCATTCTCCTGTTGGGAACCGTCATTATTTTTTACGGAATCGATTGAGATATGAGTTAGTAATACATTGAATCTTTTTTTATTTAAAGGTAGCAATTTGTCTAAGCGATCTCTATAACTACCATCTTCTTTGAAATAAGGTATGAAACTTATATCTAGATCACCAAACTGCATAGTTCTTTCTTCTTTTACAACTATAAAATTGTCACTTGCGAATATATCTATGAAACTATCAGTACTATCAGCTTGCACAGAATCATGGTTCCCTTTTATCGCATAACAGATTACACCATTTTCTTTAAACGAATTAATAATATACTCTGTCGCTTTTAAAATAGCTAAACTCTGGGCTTTTCGACTAGTAAACCAATCACCTAAATGGAAGATTGTTTTTATATTATTTTCTAGGCAATATTTTATTGCTTGATTAAAGATATCAGTTACGAGATCTATATTCCCATCATGAATATGGGTGTCTGTTAATAATAGGTATGAAGGTTTCATTCTATTCTTTATATTTAAAAATTAAATTGTTTTTAACCCACAGTCTACCTGTGGATATATAATAACTAATACTTTTACATTTTAATATGATTGTAGCTTGATATATACTATCATAAATAATTTCTTCGCCTGTGCTAGTGTTGGTGCTAATTATAGATTTAGAATGTCGTTCTCTTGCTTTTTGTTTATTTTCTTCAGTATGTTTTCTACCTAGCATAGGCAATTTGCGCTTACCTGAAGCTAACTCCTGCTTAGCTCTCAAACTAGCTTTCTCCCTATAACAAGGTCTACTCCAAACTTTCAAACTGGCTACTGATTGTCTTTTGAGATAATCAGCATCTTGTTTAGCTTTGATATGATTTTCAGTAGTGCCTTGGGCTAATCTCGCTTTAGAAATATTATTACTCCATTCCTTTGAAAATTTCTTACCTTTATTAATACTACCTCCAGTACCGCCTTCTGTTTGATTATAACCTGTTTTTGGATTTTTAGCATCGAGAGTTTTGATCCAAAAAATCTCCCTCTTATTTAATTCTTTTCTTGAATAACAAGTTTCTAATATTTCTTTTATAAAATTTTCACGACCGTATTTTTTAATAGCATTCTTTAATACAACACCCGAACCTAAGTAGGCGCTTGTAAGAAAAACACTTTCATGCTTACCTACATAAAATCTATTATTTGTCAGATTAATAGATTTATAAATATATCCGAAGACCTTTTTCATATTATCAAACAACACCCGTCCCCCAATGTGCTTACAATCTAATCCGTGAGGAAAGATCTCATTGAGTTCAGGGCTGTATTATGAGTGTGAAATTTAAAAAGAACGAATTAGATTATAAGCATGATAAAGATATAGATTATTTTTCAATAAACCTATGCCTTCTTTTTAGCTGCTGCTTTATCCTTCATAGCTTGGATCTTCTCCTTTGCTGATTGAGATACACCAGAACCCTTCTCTTCAACTTTAAAAGGTAATCCAGCATGTTCTGACTTACTATCATTTTCAGCTTCTACAGGTGCCTTTTTATCAACTTTTTCGACTTCAACTTCTGGTTCGCCACTTTCTTCCTCCTCTTCCTCTCCAGTCTCTTCCTCTTCTTTAGTTAATAAAGCTTCTCTGATTTTATCTCTTATAGCATCATCATTTAAGGTTTTATTAGGGATGATGTTTAATTTGTTTTCACGAATATAAGCCTTTAACTCATCTCTATCCATGTTTGCAAAATCATCACCTTCTTCTTCCTCTTCGCTGCTTTGTGATGGTGTTGATCCATCTTCAGGGATCTCATCAGATAATTCACCACAGATATCTAAGAACTCTTCATAAGCAAAAATACCTAACTCTTGTTCATCATCGAAAATCTTCAACCCCTTCATAGCATTATCAAATGCTTTACGATCATAAACATTTATAAACATTTTCTTTAATGATGGGAATGCTTCGAACTTAGTTAAATCATCATCTGATAATGGGTAAAGGCGTATTTGACCTTTTGCTCCTGGGATTAATGGTGCATACATTTCTGTAGCATAGTAATCTGCAGGTTTTTGAGCCTTATCATTGTAATTAATACAGATAGCTCTACCATCTTCAGGATCAGTGAATGGGTCAGTTCCTAGTGGATCATTACCAGCTTCAGTAGCAGCTAATGAATTTAATCTGAATCGAACAGCCTTACCAATTTCTAATCTACCTAATACTTTACTTTTAACAGCACCATCATTATCAACAACCATGTTATCTGAATAAGCTACCCATGACTGTCTCAACATAATACCTTTGTGCTTAGATCCAAAACCACCAATAATAGGCTCCATGTATGTTTTTCTTGATGTGTCAAAATTCTTCATTGAATCTGGGTACATCTCTTCTGATACTTTAGTAGCAAATGCAATATACTCTTCAATGATATCTTTCTTAAAACCACCATGGATTTTTGCATTGAATAAAGGTCTTGTTGCTACCTCCATAATGAATTTATCCTTAGCATCTTTAATGAATTTACCTTCTTTGTCTTTTTTAGGTACTTCTTGAGGAATCCAATGGACACCTTTTGGTACTGCATATAATTCACCACCATCTTCCGGATGTGGAGGATAAAGTCTATGGTAATTCATACCTGGTTTGATTTTATGATAGTCTGCACTTGGACCCCTATCACCTTTACCTGTTACAGCTTCTACTGCTTTGTCAGCTTGTTTTGCTGTTGCCACTGATGTGGATTTGAATTTGCTTCTGTCGAATGCCATCTGTTTTCGTTTTGTTTGTTTTGGTTTATATTTATTTTATGATTATTAATTCTCTCACATCTACCACTCCAGCATAGTTTGCTATTTTAAGTAGAGTTATTAGGTTACATGATGATTTAGTCCCGGCTAATAATCTACTCATAGTAGATGGTTCTATATCAATTTCCAATGCAAAGCCACTTATGTTATTACCACTTGATTTTACAATCTCTTTTAATTTATCACGATTTATAGTGATATCGTTTATTTCCACTTGCTCTACTTTTGCCATTACTTAGTTATGTTTTCGTTTTTAAATGTTTTACGGTATTGAATGAAGCCTTTTAAGTTACCTGACCATCCTAGTGATGTTGAATCATCTTTATAAGGCATTTTATTGCTGTATGGATTGGCATTAATAAATTGACCATACTCAATTGCATTCATAGCTTGAGCACAGTGTTCAAACGGACTCCAATGACCTGACTTAGAAAGATTCTCGTGTAACTTAATATCATTATCATAATTAGCTGGTTTCCCCTCTTCACCCACTACTGTATATGATACTCTTGCACAACGAGCTGTAGCAATTTTTACAAAGGCATTTTGATAATCTAAGTTTGTTAGGTGACTAAAACCTTTTTCATCAAAATACTCCATTACTTTACCGGTATTAATACCCTCTCCAAAAGGAATATGCCATTCACCTGCTTTCAATTGTTTAGGTGTACTTTCATTCATTGCATCCCATATACATTCAGCAAGTTCCATCATGTGAATTTCAGCTTGGCCTTTGTTAAGTTTAAGCCAATCAACAGTGGTAAGTAATGATGTATCTAAATCAGATATTCTTTTCACCTCTTTTTTACTTCTAAGTTCGATTAAACTATTCTCCTCACCATTATTGGCAGGTACAACATATTTAGGACATCTTAAAGAAAAGAAGTTTTCCCATTCTGTAGCGGTTACAACAACTGTATGCCACATAAATGGTTCTAGAAGTCTATTGCAAAGTTGTTTAGTAACATTAAATACATAAAGTATTGCAGCAGCTTCTATAGCTTTATCTCTAGCAAACAACCACCACTCATCTAATGTTTTGGTTACAAATTCATAACCTTCTAATAATTCTGTTATAATGTTTATTTTTTCATCAATTCTAATTTTGTATTTTTTATAATCCTCTGAATCCTTATTTAAAGCTTCCAAAGTATCAATCATCACACTTATAAAACTTCTTAGTTCATACTTATCAGTTTTACTTAAATATTCAGTCCCCTGCATACCTGGATGATCTTTTTGCCAAGCCATTGGGATAAAAGGGTTATTTTTTACACTTTCAAGCATTTTCTTGAATGGAATGGCTCTACTACTTGCAGAATTTCTACTCATCATCCGGTGTGTATTTTTTTCTGCTAAAATAATCCTCGGTAACACAACTTCTAATGTGGATATTCTATCACCAAATTCATTTTTACTGTCTGCAATAATTTTTGCGCTAATTTTTGTCATTTTATTTTATTGTTTTAATTTTTATTATTTCACCATTTTTAATTTCAGCTACTACACAAGTATCTGAACCTGTTGCAATATCTAACCCGAATATATAGTTCCTTTTCATACTATTTAATTTTTGAATTAATTTCTACTGCTTCTAAAACTGTTTCAATTATTGTTTTGTATAACCTAGGGAATGCTCTTTTAAAACCCTTTAAGGACCATTGAATCATATTCTTTTTAGCTTTCTTATCTAATATGATATCTATGTCTTTTTCTGTCATGATGTAAAATTAATCTATTTATTTAACATAAACAAATATTATTTAAAGTAATTTTGATAAATCTACTTTTTTGTGGTCAAATGGTTTTGTAAGTTTACCATCTACATTGTAAAGTAAAAATATACCTTCTTTTTCTATAATATTATATTTACTCTCAACCCAATTATTTCTAAAAGCAGTTTCCATAGCATGGCCTTTATTTCTATGAGCTTTATTCATATTATTATCATGAATAAGATTAAATCCTTCATCAAACACCTCATGTAGTCCAGATGAATTAACACCACCTAATAAGATATATAAGTTATCTACATAAGCATCTAACTGCTCCTTTTTATTTACATTATCACCATCTACAGGCCCCTTACCATCATCATTAAATTGATTACTAACAACATTATCACAAAGATCTGTAAATGTACCCATCACATCACCAGCCTCAGCTAATTCTTGTAATTCTTCAAATAATAACTTAATTCTTAACTGTCTGTTTGGTAATGGTTCAAGTTCATCAATTAAACCGATTCTTTGATCAAATAATAACATGAAATCAGTTACTTTTTCTAATGGGGATTTGTTCATTTGTTTTAGTTTTTGAGTGAAATAATTAAGTTGCCCTTCAGCTGATTCTCTTAATAAAGAAGTTCTAAGTAAACAGATGGAGGTGTTTTCATCTAATTGTTTTATATAATCTTCTTGTTCTTTAATACGCTTTTTAATAAATTCTTTTGTCATTATATAAATTTTTCTTTTGTTAAAATAATTTTTACTTTTTCAATCAATTCTTCAATAGTTCCATTATTATTAATTATATGATCCCATTGAGAGTAATCATCTAAAGCGGTTTCAGAATAATGAAGTGGTTCTGTTGAATTATTAGCACCTCTGATAACTTTTATCAATAAACCATCTCTATTCTTAATAGCTAGTGCCTCATTAGGGAATCTAAGATCAGTTATTATCCATTTTGATTCTACAGTATTGTAATCACTAAATAAACCATTAACCCAGAAGTTTGGATGTATTAAATCTCTAGTTGATTCGGTGCCTAATGTTTGGAGAAATTCTCTATAAGTTGCTGGCATTGGCATAGTAACTTTTCTACACAAACCATCACTAAATCTTTTTATATTACTCTGCCATTCTTCAGGTAATGGTTGTTTTTTGAACTCTTGATCTTCTAATTGCTCTAAAGTGCAACCAGTCATCAGGCAAACTATTTGCTTTAGTTTAGTAGCAAATTTTTTGGTTTCCCAATCACTAGTCCAAGTATGCTGACCTTCCCTTTCTCCATAGTTAAGGAAATGTTCAAAAGTTCTATCACCCCAAATTTTATTATATTCTTTTTGAACTTGAAGATATTGAATAATCTTACCTACAGTATCCTTACCGGAACCTATTTTTCCATTTATAGCTATAATACTCATACTTCTACTAAATTGATTTTTTACTAACTTTTATCATCACACCATTAATTGAACCTTCTAAGATTTCTCTTTCGAACTCTTCCGGTTTTAATTTTTCAGAGAATGCTCTTAATTTATCATCCTTGGATTTTGCAGCCCAATAAAGTGATTCCACATAACCCAGATTCTTTTGGGCCTGGAATAAGTTTTTCTTCTTTACTTTGTATTCAGGTGACATTAAAACAGCATTCTCAACCTCATCTTTAGTTGGTTTATCTACTTTAGGATTACCTTTACCATCTTCCTTAGTAAAGGTTAATTCTTTACGCTT